AGACTTTTTAAGAATCTTTGCAGCTTTGAAAATGATTTCGAGTGTATTAGATTCTTTTTAGAATGTGATCCAAACATTTACAAGTCTAAATATATAAAACGATTCTTAAAAAAGCACTATGATAACGTCTACAGAAAAGAGAATATATAATACTTTTCTAGCCATATCACGAAAAAAGCAAAACAAGCCGTTTAAACTACGTCAGGATTTCGAAGACTTCGAACAAGACGAAAAGTTTCCTGCGATTAAAAAACTAGCTTATTTTTTTGAGCGGTTCCCGAACATCGATATTAATGATTACTTTTTAGCTCCGTATTCCATCTATGTAAACGATGAGAATACGTACTACGATCTTCAGTTTTATTTGAGCCAAAAAGCTCGCTCTGTGTACACCATGCACATGAAAAAGAAAGAAAGCGTAGATGCAGACTCAGAAGAAAACTTGAAAAAGTGTAGAGAATCTCTGATGTTTATCTATAAATACTGTAAGAGCAAAGACTGTTCTGTAAAAGAATATTTGGGCATTAAAGAGGAGAATTCCCTTTTGCCTGCCTTTGCTGTTCATTTAAAACATAGGGACATTAACGTTTATGCGTTATTCGCCTTTGAAGACTTCGAAAATAAATTCTTTCAGATTCCTGCGGATTTGCTGGAGTTCATCTTTGGAAGCCTGTATAATGATTTCGCACAACTTAGACGCAAATTTGTAATGTCTGAGAAGTGCAAACAGATCTGTAGATCAGGTCTGAAAATAATAGAAACAAAAAGCTAGAAAAAAACAAAAACAGAAACTATAATAAAAACGAAATATGAGTTCATTTAATAAATCAATGTTTGAGTCGATTAAGGAAGAGTTGAACAAGTCCAAGGCAAAGACCGGGCTTCGTGATATTCTTCGCACCCCTCCAGGTCATACTTATACTGTGAGGCTTATTCCTAATATTCAAGACCCTAAGAAGACCTTCTTCCATTATTACAACTTCGGTTGGGAGTCTTATGCTACTGGTGAGTATGTTCAGTTCATCTCTCCTTCTACTTGGAATGAACGGGATCCGATCGCTGAAGGCCGTTTGAAGTGCTTGAAGCATGGTTCTGCTGAAGATAAGGCCAAGGCTGAGAAGCTGTTGCGCCGTGAGAATTGGTTGGTCAACGTGTATGTTATCAACGATACTAATGAACCTGAAAATAACGGCAAGGTGAAGATGCTTCGCTATGGCCGTCAGATTCAGAAGATCATCGATGAGGCCATGAATGGTGAAGATGCTGATCAGTTTGGTTCTCGCATCTTCGACTTGAGTGGAGCTGGTTGCTCGTTCAAGATCAAGGCTGAGAAGCAAGGCGACTTTCCGACGTTTGTATCTTCTCGTTTCTCTTCTCCTGGTGAAGTGCCAGCTCTTGGGAGTGATAATAAGAAGATTGAGGCAATTTACAACTCAATACATGCTGTAGATACTGTATTCCGTGTTCAGTCTTACGATGATCTCAAGGCTGCTTTCGAGAAGCATTTCTTGTGCGAAACTCCAGCTCAGGTTTCTCTTGCTGCTAAAGGTGAGGCTGCTTCTGATGATAGCCCGTTCGTGGAGTCTAAGAAGTCTGCTGTTCGTACTTTGCCTAAGCCTGTGGAGGCTGAGGTAACTGATGACGATTCAGATGATTTGGATGATGCTAAGGTGGCTGAGTTGCTCAAGGGTTTGAGTTAAACTAATTAGTTAATATGACGGCAGAGCTGCAAAGGCTCTGCCGTTTTTTTGTGGCTATCTGTTTTATTTTTCATAAAATACATATATGAGTAACGACCAGGATGAACCATTTGATCAAGAAGCCATTTACGCGATAGCTCACTTGGCAGGCCAGGCTGCGAGCGAGCTTAAGGCTATTGATAAGTTGGCTTTAGGATCCAGTCCGAACATGAAAGGTTTACAATATGACCCTCAAGAACTTATTCGCCAAAATTTTTTATCTAGGGTGCAGGCTAATGGAGCTCCTCCTGCATCCGCAAACCCAAACAACCGCCAACGCGCGACCTCTCCAGCCCCTCAACAAATGTTGCAACAACCCCCTCAACAAGTAAGGCAACAACCCCCTCAACAAATGATGCAACCTCAGCCGCAGCAAATGATGCAGCCTCAGTATCAGGCTCCAATTTCAACAATTTCTGAAGCTCAAATCTCCTTGTTAACAGAGAAGTTACTAAGAGTTGAGCGTTTGCTTGAAGCTTGTGTCGGTGGTCAAGAACGTCTGCAATTAACCCTCGATAAGAGCTTAGAAAAGCTGTTGCAAAAGAAAATGAAAGATATTAAAATTACGTTCAAAGATGACTATACCGATTCACAACAAGAATGAATTTGTAGACAAGTTTCTGACTCCCTTGTCTCGAATTAATAACTCATGCTCTTTACACCTGCAGGGTGATAAGCTTACAGCGCTAGTAGCTACTCCAGATGCATCAGTTATTTTAAATGCTGTTTGGAAGTTTGAGGATAGTTTTTCTGAAGAGAATAGACTCAATATTCCAGATATTAATAAGCTCATCAAGGTTCTTGATTGTATTAGAGAGGATTATGTGACGCTTAAGGTCAACTCTAATAACATTAGTTACAATGAGAAGGGTATTAAGTTTAAGTATCATCTTCTAGAAGACGGTATTTTATCAACCCCTGCCATCAACATTGAAAAGGTAAGGGCATTAAAGTATGATACTAGTTTTGATATTGCTGGTCAAGACTTGCAATCTTTAATTAAGAGCTCCACCTTTGCCTCAGAGACTGATAAGCTGTACATTAGAACGGGTGAAGGAAGGGTTTATAGTGAGTTGACTGACAAGAACAAGTCTAATGTGGACTCTATTGAAATTGTGTTGTCTCCAGCGTTCTCTGGTTCTGAGATTGATAATCCTTTGGCTCTGAGCTTTGAGATTATTCGCATTGTGTCCTGCAATCGTTTTGGAAATGTTGCAACAAAAATTAATACTAACCTTGGAGTTTTGATTTTTGAGCTAAATAATAATAACATTGAACTCCTATATGTCGCATCAGGATTGGCAGAAACCTAAGAACAGAATAACAACTCAAGGTTATTTTATAAAGAGGTTACGAGACTCTGGGTTTACAGCCTGTAGAATTTTTAATGGTTACAAGCTGTATGACCCACGCAAGTGGACTATATTAGTAAATCCAGAAAATGAAGCCATATGGGTAACTCTAGTTTTAAATAAACAAAACTATGGAGATTTTTACTTCGAACTTAATGATGGTGGTTTAAGGTTCCCAAAAAACTTCGGTATAAATACTGACAGTTTCGAGGTTGTTTTAAACTTCTTAAATGAAAAAGGAATTACTGGGCTATGGATGAAGCATCAAGAAAAAAATTACAAAAAAACTTAGAGTCTTCTTTACCCGAAGATGTAGAGACTATTGGTCTTAAAAACTACAAAATGACTGTGGATTTTTTAGGTCAAGTCCTCTCAAATTACATTGTTATAGGTTATGATCTTGACAATATACCATTTGTTATAAGCAGCAACAGGACTCAAAAAGATGCTGATGCTCTAAAGACTCTAATCGCAAAAGTTATTACTGGTCAAGACTTGAACACCAAAAGAATGTAATATATAATTACACTATGAGTACACCTGGTGTAGCGATTTTCGGCGGAGGTTACGTTGGCTCAAACCTATTTAAAGAGCTTCAAAAATCATACAAACTTGAATCTTTCTTAATTGATCGAAAAAAGATTGATTATACTAACGAAAGAGCTTTAAGAGAGTTTTTCGAGGCCTGTGAGCCTGACTTTGTTGTTAACTGTGTAGGCTTTACTGGCCGACCCAACGTAGATGCCTGTGAGCTTAACAAAGAAGAAACGTATAAGCTTAACGTACAGTTGCCTATCTTAATGGCCAGGCTTTGTGAAGAGTATAGAGCCAGCTTTTATCATATTTCTTCTGGTTGCATCTATTCAGGTTATGAATTCCCGTACAGTGAAACTCACATCCCTGATTTCGGTGCTTTTAGCGACAAGAGCTCTTTCTATTCTAAGACAAAGCATGCTGCTGAATTAGCTTTGTCTCAATTTAGCAACATTAAAACGTTTCGTATCAGAATGCCGTTTTGCGGAGAACATACAGATCGCAACTATCTATTGAAGATTCGTAAGTATGATAATCTTCTTAACGAAGTTAATTCAAAGACTCACATCCCTGGTTTTGTAGAAATATTGAGAAAACTTCTGGAGACTAATGGGGAGAGATTACCTAAGTACACTCTCAACATCTGTAACCCAAACCCTCTTAGAACTGATCAGATTGTTGAGATTTATCGCAAGCATAATTATGATAACCCTAACTGGAAGTTCATCAGCTATGATGAGTTGCCAATTAAGGCTAATCGTTCAAATTGCATCATGGACTGTTCTAAGCTAAAGAATTTTGGGTTTGAATTTCAAACAGAAGAAGAAGCTATTATTAAGAGCATCGTATCTTTGAGGGACAATGCTTAACAAACTTAAGAATTTATATAGAGGCAAGTCATATGGTAATGACTATGAGGGTATGCTTTACTTCGTTAATGGAGGCAAGCATAAAGGAGATTATTTTGTAATTGTTAGTGAGAATAATGGCAATTATGTCATGTTTAATCTTACACCAAGCGAAGACAACGAAAAAGTTTTTGAGGTTCCAAAAGACAAACTTCTATCAGGTGTGAGCGAGAAAATAGTTGACTTCGTTGAGAGACTACCGTATAATATCTATATAGACTGCAAAAGTGTCTACCTAAAAAATGAAAACACTAATCCTAGATTGCAACAATCTACTTTATCGGACGTTTTGGCTGTCGAAGAACAAGACTCTGACGAATAGTAGAGGGGAAAATGTAGGTGGGGTTTATTTCTTTCTTAATTGTGTAAAATCTTATACAAAGCAGTACGAGCCTGACCGTATTTTTGCAGCCTGGGATAAAAAGCTAACATGGCCATCTTCCAACTTCAGGAAAGAAATGGCTGCTGTTCAATATAAAGGAAATCGTAATTATACCCCATTTGAGGGTGTTCATAATTACGATGACCTTATTCAACAGATGCTTTCCAATCTGAACATTAAGAATATTTACCCTAATGTCATGGAGGCAGATGATGTAATTGCATGGCTGTGTCATACACTGGACGGTGAAAAAATAGTTGTCTCTACTGATAAAGACATGTGGCAACTAGTTGATGAACAAACTAAAATCTTTTTTCCTACAGGCAAAAAGGAAATTAATCTTTCTAATTTTGCTCAAGAAGCTGGAGTAGCTAAAGAACATTATTTGCTGTACAAGTGTATTATGGGTGATATTTCTGATAACGTTAAAGGGGTAGAAGGTTATGGTAAAGTAAAGGCCAAGAAGGTTGCAGAAAGCGGTGTATCAATTCTTACAGAAGAGCAGCAAAAAGTAGTTGAAACTAATTTGAAGCTGTCTGATTTAAATTACGGTTATCGTTATTACCCTGAAGAAGAAATCTGCTACAAAGAGCAAATGGGTCAGCTCAGTGAGCCTGCTTTAGATTTAGAGTCGTTTAAGGATATTATTTCTTACTTAGAGCTTGACTCTATTACAAAAGACATTAACATCTGGGTTAATACCTTCGAGAAAAAGAAAAATCTAACTAAGTATATAGAAGATTTGAAAAAGAGACTAAATATTTGATATGAATAACATGCCGTTTGTTAGACCTGTCAAAATCCCATCTCCTTATACAGGAGACTATTGTAACCCTCGCATCAGAGAAACTTCCGACGCGAACTATCGCATCAAGGAAGCCATCTGGATCTGCCCTACTACTGGTGAATTTTTTAAGAGAGGCATCGTGTCACGCGATCCTATCAATCCTCCAAATGAGAGTGCTTCCTAACGATTACGCGATTCAAAAGTTTTTACAGTTTGCTGGTTATCCAAAGTATAAGCGCCACACTCAAGTTTATGAGGGTGGTTGCCCTACTTGTAGAGAAGGAAATTCCTGGGGTAGGAAGAGACGTTTATACTTCGTTACCAAAAAGAATTTTATTTGCTGCCACAATTGTGGGTTGAGTCTTTCGACATACAACTGGGTTAAAGAGGTGTGTAAGTTGTCTGATAAAGACATACTTCAAGAACTTTCTGAAAGAGATTTTGTACTTGCAGATGGCCATGTAAACGAAGAGCCAAAGCAAGAAAAACAGCCTGAAGTTAAGCTTAGCGCTCTGCCTGAAGATAGTATTAATCTTAATGATATACATCAAGTGGAATTCTATAAGAATGAACCAGGTGTGAAGGCTTCCTTAGATTACATAAAAGAACGTAAGCTGGACGTGGCCTGTAACAAGCCAAAGGACTTCTGGATATCCATTAAAGATAGTATTCATAAGAATCGTTTAGTTATTCCGTTCTATGATAAAGGTAAGATTGTTTACTATCAGACTCGTACTATTCTAGACAGTAAAACAAAGTCATTTCCAAAGTATTTGAGTAAAATGGGAGCTCAAAAATCTTTGTTTAATATTGATAATATAGATACAGGTAATGAGCATTACTTCGTATTTGAAGGCCCTATTAACGCGTGCTTTAGTAAGAACAGCATGGCTGTTGCAGGTATTCAAGAGAGCAGCAGAAAGAACTTTACTGATTTACAAGAACAGCAATTAAAGAGATTGTTTCTTATGAAGCGAGTGTGGGTACTAGATAGTCAATGGCTGGACAATGCTAGTAGAAAGAAGAGTAAGATTCTGCTGGATCAAGGAGAGACTGTGTTTATATGGCCTAAAGAGTATGGTACCATATTCAAAGACTTTAATGACATTGCAAAAAAATTGAATCTTTCCGAAATTCCAGAAAGATTCATTCTCGATAATAGTTTTGGAAAGCTTAAAGGTAATGTTAAGCTTGGTTTTATTAATTATTCTTCGTCGCTGGAAAGCATGTAGCCCTTGAAAGATTCAGTCAAAGCAGACATTTCCTGAGCGAGTCTAGCAATTCTCTTTCTTTCGCCTCTGGCGATTTCAGCGAATAGAGAACCTTCATCAGCATCATTCAAAACTTTCTGAATAGAGTTATTATCAACTCCATTTAGATATGTTGTGAAGCTGGTTAATTTCTCAATCCATTGACCCAATTGCTGTACTTGCTTGTCCCTAATTTGTTCTTCTGGAGACACTGCAGGCGCACCTGTTGGAGAACTAGTATCAAAATCTTGAGGGTTTGTGCCATCATCCAATGATGAAGCAAACGCATCTGCATCACCAATATCGTCAGGATTTACGCTTAATTCCGGATTTTCTGGCTCGTCTTGTTCTAACAGATGAAAAACTCTGTGATTAAATGCTTTCATATCTATAAATATTTATGTTATGAAACGACTTTTATTCGAGGATATGGATATGTATTACAACAAATACAATGCCAACATCGCTGCTCGAGATCTCAAGCCACCCACACACACCTTACAAGACTTATTAAATTACTTTACAAATCAATACCCCAACATCATTAGAGCGCCAAAAATGTCTCCTGCTCCTCTAATTAATGCTGATACAAAATCGTTAGAAATGTATAACTTGGTCATGGATTTAAAGTCTAATGTCCAAGCATCCATGGGTAATCCGGTTATTCGAAAAAACCCTAAGCTATTGGAAAGAGCCAGTCAGATTGTTAAGTTATTAAACAGTGTGTTGAAAAGAATAAAAACAGTTGATAAAATGCTGCTTCAGTATAAAATCTAATATGGTTAACAAGCTGTTACTTTCCTTATTCTTCACTACAGTTATTAGTGCTGGTTTTTCCTACTTTTTAACCAGCCTCGGAATACCATTTATAAAGTCTTTTGTAGTTGCTACTATTTTACAATTTCTGTTCTTTTATTTTTACAATTCTTATAAACAGTCTAAGTTTAATAAGTTTACTGTGGAACGTTTATCTGAAACAGAAATGCAATTTGAACAATCTGGAACAGATGTAACTTGTGCCAATTGCAAAAAGGAAGTGTTCGCTCCAATTGAATTACCTGAGCCAAGTAACTTTACTTGCCCACATTGTGGATCAGAAAATTCAATTTACCTAAATATAGAGACTGCGGTTACTACTAGACCTGTATGATTAAAATGGAAGAACGCGAACCAGGTCTTAAACCTGTTAAGATGGAAGAACCAAAAATTGTTTACACTCATGTTGTAGAACAGCTGAAGCAATACTTTTTAAGCCGCAAGGGTTTGGATAAGAGAGAGTTTATAAGTGCCGTAGAGCTTGCAAAGTTTCATAATGCAGATTTTTTCAAAGTAGAACCACAATCTTATGCAATGAGCCTTTTGCGACTCGTGTTTGATGAAATTCTTGAAGAAGAAAAAAATACTGAAAAGAAAGAGTATAAAAAAGCAGTTTTAGCATCAATGATGAACAACCTCAACGAAATTTTTCCAGAGAAGTCTAAGGATAAAGGCAGAATTTTTTGCCTGTTTGCTGCCTACACCATCGGAATTTTCGAACTCTTCGACGAATAAAAAGCTTGACAGGCCCATGTTTTTCCTGTATCATATACATGTGAAGAAGAATATTTCCAAGATTATCCCGACTGAAATTATCGACAATAACGAGAAGCTGTCTCGTTGGCTGGCTCTGATGGAAGGCATTGAAATTATTGAACAGAAAGCTTCAGACCTTAAAGTGGCCAAGACTGAAGTTGACAGCCTTTTAAAGCCCCTTGCCTTGCAAAAGTATATTAACGAGCGTTACAATTCAATTAAGCTGGAGCTGGATTATCAGGGTGATCGCTAACTGTAACCACCGTAAACATCATCTGTATTACCATAGGCCCCATAATCAAATATATCATTAGATACTTCGTTAGTTGTTTGTTCGAATGGGTTTAAGTTACCGTCAATGAGTACGTTATCTCCAGTAAATGTACCTGTAAAGGTATCATCAATAACTTGATTAGATGCCCCCTCTCTTGGAGAGTTTGCTTCGTAAGTAAAGTCAAAGCGCTTGGCTTTTAATATCCACAAGTAGTGGCCCATCAAGGGGTTAATGCGAGCAACATCTTCATCAAGACGTTGAGTCAGCTGGAATATTCTTCCAGTTCTACCATTGATGCGATCTGTTCCATACTCATTTAACTCAATTAAATCTCCAGATTTAGGCTCAGGAATACCAGATGGATAATAAGCAGAAAGAGCGGAAAGTGCTGAACCAAAAGAACTTATAGTCACGATGGCAGTCATGTCATCGTCAGAGATTAAGCCATATTTACTTAACAGAGGGGATGCATCATTTACCTCTATGTACATAACAAAGAAATAAGGTACAGAGTATCCTTCTAGTGGAGCCTCTCCGTATAAATTATCTGCATCTACTAAATTCGTACCATTAATGTAATAATTAATTCTTTGACCATACATGCCAATCATCTCAGTGTAATAGTTCTGAGTAATCTGTCGCTCTCCTCCGTTTGTATCTTTATCTAAAACACGATACACCTCCCCACAACTCAAAAACATGTTGTCAAGGAGATTACAATCAGCTATTACCGTAAACATTGATGCTGTATCGATGGCCATATTACTTTTTTAAATAAAAGGATTTCTGTTGTGGGTTGTATCCGATGTATATGCCACTTGTACTTAACTGTTTAAAGTTTTTTCCAGGTATAAAGTCTCTCAAATTATATTTTTTAATAATGTCTTGAGCTGTTAAATTGGAAATAGTTAACATGCCATTTTTTTGTTTTTTTAATTTATCTACCTCTGGACAATCGTTAGGATTTTTCTTATAAACATTTGGAACCAGATTAGCATGTAATCTGGAATCAGGATCAGTACCAGTATGTATTCTAGTTTTGAGTTTGTCTTGTACCTTTACAATTTGCTCGAAAAAATATTTCTCGTAGAGATTCACGTAATTATTTATGAGTTATGTAGCTGTAAACAAAAAAAAGCTGAATACTTTCGTATCCAGCTCTTTAACGTAATTTAGCGAACGTTATACAGAAAACAGATCATGTCCTGGCTTGGATAGTTTGCTGTTAGGCTTGTTATTTTTGCCAGTCATAGCGTTAATAGCTGGCTGAGGGTTGTGAGCCTTAGGGTCAGCTTGAATGTTTGGAATCTTGCCGCTATCAGCCTTGCCGGTTGATGCGTTATAACCTGAAGCGTGAACCTTGTTGCTCTTACCAGTCATCGCGTTTACAGCTGGTTGAGTGTTGTGTAATTTTGGCTCTGGCTCACTTACAATAGCTTCTGTTGGAGAATACATACCTTCTTCTTCCATTGATCCTTCATCGGCGTCAGTAAGATCTTCTTCACCTTCATCGCCCATATCCTCTTCCCCTTCATCATCATCTCCAGCACCGAGAGATGCCTTGAGATCAGTGAGGGCAGTAATAATATCTTCAATCTTTTGGGCTAGATCGCCGTTTCCACCTGCCATAGATCCGATGTCTTCCATGCCGCTGTTTAAATCAGCGTCCATTTCCATGTCACCAGCGCCATCAGTACCTAGCGTCATATCTAAGTCTTCTTCGCCCATGACATTTTCGAACAATTCATCAAATTTGTTTTTTTGAGATTTCATAGTGTTGCTTCTGAAATTATTTATGCTCTCTTTCAGCTTTTTTCTAGCCTTTTTATTCTTTTTATTAACCTTGGTGGCTTTTGAGGGTTCGTATGCCTTGGCCATTACTGGGTCTTTATCATCAACATAAGAGGCTTTAGAATTGGCTGAATAATGTGGAGCCTCTTGCGGTGTCACAAGGTCTTTCTTTACCATTGCGTCACCTGTAATCTTAAATGGTTCGAGAAGTTTCTCAAATCCTGGAAATGAGTGAACTATGTCTTCTGATAGATCTTTCATAATTTGCTTTAAATATTTATATGCCCTACGAGGAAAATTACTACTTAGGTAACAAAAATCTCCCCAAACCTGATACTCAGTTTGACTGGACACCAGAAATGCTGAACCATCTCGAGAAGAGTAGAGATGATATTTTGTATTTTGCTCAAGAGTTTTTCTATATTATTAATCTGGATAGAGGCAAACAGTTAATTAAATTACATGCCTGTCAATTAAGAGTGTTAAAGACCTTG